GATTTCTTTTTAATTTACCATAAATATGAAAAGTTTTATTATTGTCAGCTAATAAAAATTCTATAAGAATTCTTTCGGGTACAAATGAAAGACCTTCAGAAACTTTTAACTCATTACCCAAATACTCCGTAATACCAACAATCTTATTAACAACCTTAGGTTCAAAGTTGTGGTTATTTAATATATAATTAGATTGTGTAGCGGTTAGTATTAACTTATTATTTTTATCTAATCTTCTTTTAAGTTTTTTTAAATAAGGGTTTTTACCATTATAGGCCTCTAAAACCGTTATTGCATCTCTACCTTTTATATCTTCTAAATTAATCAAATCTTTAAAATTAGTTAAAACATTTATATATTTTAATATAGTGTATTTTCAATAAAAAATCAAGTCTTTTTAGATTATTACTTATTTCTAAATATTTATCTATAAACACATGGCTAAACCTAGGAAAATACCAATAAATCGTATTAATAAGTTTTTCTCAAATGAGGATTATGACCTTGAGATATCAATGGGTAGAGAAGCTATTGAAGGTGATGGTAATTTTGTTGTCATTCTATACAGGGTTGATAGGGAAAACACATCATCAGATGATTTATATGGTGAAGCCTCTAAGGATGGAGTTAGGTTCTTTCCACCAGTTGAATTAAGAGTTGTACCTACATTGGAAGAGGCTGAAAATAAAGCTTATAATTCTGGTTCTGGTGGTCTTAGGTATATACAAGATGGTAATCTATCTTTTGGGATATATGAATCACAATTAGCTGAGCTTGATGTTGAATTAAACTTTGGTGATTATATTGGTTATCCAGTTAGTGTTACTGATGTTAGATATTTCTCTGTTACTAACGACGGAGTAAAGAACTATGATAATAAACACACTATCATGGGTTATAAGGGTGCATATAGAACAGTAAAATGTTCTTCTGTTGACGAAAATGAGTTTCGTGGGCTTTAAAAAAAATATATATATATAATATGGGACTCCCTAAAGGATTTAGAAAAAATATTAAAATAGTAAAACCTAAAGAAGGTGTTGCTAGAAGAGAGGAACTTATTGAAGGATTTACTAAAAAAGGTACGTTTTTACCTAGAGGTGTTTCATATGAAGATATGGATAAGTCTTTTATTGAATTTGCAGATAAGGATTTAGAATTGTCAGTAGATGGGGAAAAAGTTCCTGTTATTTTTTTAACACTCCAAAGATGGTCAGAATTTAGTAAGACTTGGCAACATTCGGATAAATATAAAAATATTAAAATGCCCTTTGTTACAGTAGTTAGACAACCAAACCCACAAGTAGGTAATAATCAAGCTGGTTTGTACAATATTCCAGGTAGAAATAACTGGACTTATTATAAGGTACCTACTTTTGAGGGTGGTAGAAAGGGGATTGATGTATATAAAGTGCCTCAACCTACATCGGTTGACATTAATTACGAGGTTAGGATTTTTTCTAACAAAATGAGGGATTTAAATAAATTTAACACTAAAGTCCTTAAAGCTTTTAATTCAATTCAATTTTATATAAGGGTTAAGGGGCATCCTATGCCATTAAAACTAAATAGTGTTGGTGATGAAAGTAATATTGATGACTT